TGGATGGTTGGTCAATCAATATGAACCATCATCTGTGGCAGGTAAAGAGTGGCAACGAGGATTTGATCGTGGCTACTTTGATAACATTGAAAGACTCAATGGCTACCAAGCGGTTCGATAAAGAACTTCACGACACCTACGACAAGTTTGGAAGAGATGTAGTTAAAGACTATGTCTCTTCTTTTTGGAGTATGGAAGCTAGAGATAATCCTGACAGGTATGGGATTGATCTGCATCTATATAAAGACAGCTTGTTGGTGGGATATGCTGAGGTAGAAGTCAGACTGTCATGGAAAACTGTAGAGTTTCCCTATGAAGATTTAAATGTACCTGCTAGGAAGAAGAAGCTCTTAACACAGGAGCTACCTACACACTTCTTCTCAATTAACAAAGATGGTACAGCACTGTTTCATTGCGAAGCTGCTGCTGTGTTAGCTTCAGAAGTTAAAGAGTCTAGAAATAAATATGTCTACCAAGGTGAACTCTTTTACAAGGTTCCTCTTGATAGACTTTCTTATGTAGTATTACCTACGACTAGCGAGGCCACCCTTAGCTAAGCCAATTCTTTTCTTAGTTTCTTTATCTCTGTAGTCTCCACCCACCAAGTCTCTAATAGCATCTACTGCTTTAGTCTCATCCTTAATGGCAGCAGACATCTCAGCATTGGGACTACTTGAATCCACATTGCTTCTACGCAACACATTAAATTGTTGTTCTAAAACTTTTAGAGCCTCAGCTTTGTCTTTACTTCCTACCTTTTCCAAAGTGGAAATAACATCAGGTATAAACTTACCTAAATCAAAGTTTCTTACAAGCGAAGGTCTAGCAAGTCTGCCTAGTCTAGAAGCTGTAGATTGATTGCTACTTATGATAGGTGTGTATCCTGCTTCCATAGCAGCTTTACCACCAGTCTCTCTAAACTCATTTCTAACAATACCACGAATAAGACGATAGGCTTTCAAAGCTTGTACTTCTTCACTCCCTAAACCACCTTCTTTAATAGGCTTTAAAGATTCTGGAGATAAGAAACTTCTCTTAAGCTCTTGCAATCTATTCAAAGAGTTATTAAAGATATCTTCTTGTTGGTTAAACAAAGGAGTTTTCTTCTCTGTCTCATACATGTTTCTAGAGATAGCAAGCTTTTCACTCTCTGTAAAAGCATCTTCAGACTCCTTCATACCAATAGATCTAGGTAGTCCTAAGGGACGAGCCACTGTAGGAGATCCTGTAATAGATCTTGCAATGGTGTTCATATCTCCCATATCCTCTATTCCTACTTTTTTCTTATACTGATCTCTAGACATATTGATTCGTCTAAATTCATAGTCAGCATATGGGATAGTTGTTTGAACAATGTTCTCAGGAGTTGTTCCACCAAAACTTGTGTTGGCATAATTGAAACGAGCATCAGAAGTAAAGGATGTTGCCCCTACTTTTAATTCTCTCTGCCCTGCTTGATCTTCTGGAAGTGTTTGAGGATCAAAGAAACCTTTAGTTGCTCTTTCTTCTGCGTTATAGGGTGTACCATGATAGAGCACCTTAGGAGGTCTGTCTTTATATTTTTCTCTAAGCTTATTCAACTTATCTTGTAAAGGTAAAGAGAATGAAACAAAATCTTCTACAGACTTTGGATCATTAACATCCACCTCTTTACCTTTAGCTGCTCTGTATTCACCCTGAGCTACAGCAATAACATCATCTTCAACTTTACCTGCCACATTAGGCATCTCAATCAGCTTATCAAAAGCATCTGTCCTCATTTGCTTAATAGCTGTCAATGTATTCTGTCTAACTTCAAAATCTGAAATGATGTCTGAATCTTTGCTGAAGCCATATTTGGATTTATTTAAATCGCTCTCAGCTATGCCTTTCATATAAGGGGTCATAGGAGTGGGGGCTTCCATTGGAAGTTCTGTCTTAATCTCTGGAACCACCTCAGGCTCCACCTTAGGTGGTGGAGTGAAAGAGGCTTCAGCATCTGATACCAGCTTCTCCATCTCTGCATCAACAGGCTTAGGCTCAGACACAGCAGGACTGGGCTTGCTAACCTTAGTAGCAGCAGGTGCAATAGTCTCTTTAGCTACAGCTACCTGAGGTTTAACTAGTGCCTTAGCAGTTTGTTCTACAGCAGGAGCTACAGAATACTTGGAGACAATCTCACTAAGAGGTAAAATGCTTTTTTTAAGGCCAGCTTCTACTGTTTCTCCAACAATCTTTTTAGCCAGTGTGCTACCAAGAGAACCACCAAAGACCATATTAACAGCACCACCTGCAGCATAACCAGTACCAAGTAGTCCCACATCTGTAGCTAAGTTCACTGCTTCTTTGTAGTCTGTGTCTGGATTAAAAGGTCTACCATACACTTCTCTAAACTCACCACTAATAACTTTCATCTTAGAAGCTGTGAGTTTCTTCATTTGATTTTCATACAAAGAAGCTTTGCCTAATTCTCTAACATCACCACCTACAGCATATCCGGGTAACTCCCGCATGGCTGCGGCAATAGCTAAAGCAGAAGCGTAGTCTTTTGTTACATCTAATTCTTTACCCTGCTGCTGTCTGTACGTTTCAACAACAACACGCTTAAGTTCTGGAGCTAGTTTAGAATATTGAATCTCAAACAAACGGGGTTGCTTTTCTACAGAATAGGCTGCAGCAGTTGCTTTATCTGAGGCTATTTCTTTAGCTGTTGTACCCGCCCAAGTAATAAGATTCTGTAAAGAAATCTTTTGCAAGTCTTTGCTGGCTTCTTGATAGAAAGAAGTTTGCTTAAGATTGTCAAACTGTTCAAGAACCAATGGAGCCATAATCTTACGGGCATCAGCATCAACAATCTTGTCGCCTGTACTTGTGAAGATTTTATTACCCGGCACTTTAAGTCGAATAACTTCAGCCTCAAGCTCAGAAGGAACTCCCTTAATAGCAATACCAGACAACATCTTTAATGGACCATTTTCATTAAAGACAGCTTTTTCTCTTAGTGGTGGTTGATATACAGGCAGCTCTTGTTTCAATATAGGAGTACGCTTCATCAACTCCTGTTTAAATGATGAACCAAATCCTTCCTTACCTGCTGGAATTTGAGTAGCATCTCTAGGCAGAGTTTCGTTCCGGTCGATTGCACCAAAGATATCACTTAATTGTTGGAAAGGAATAAGTGCTCTACCTAAATATTGACCTGCCCACTCACCAAAGAATGTCTTAACTTTGTTATCTGCTGTGTCTTCGCCTGTTGCTGCATTTGATTGTGCTTCAGCAAACTTATCACCAAGCCATGAGTATGTACCTGCTGGTGCTTTGAAACCAATCATAGCTTCTAAGAATTCTTTAGTTTTAAATTCATCTGTCCTAGCATTTTGAAATTTAACAATATAATCACCTAAGGCAAGGAAAGGGGCAGCGGGGAATAAAGCTCTAGCATCTACAGTAGAGCCATCAGGATTCTTTATGTTGTACCATTCAGTGTCTTGGTTCTCTTGTCTATATTTAAAGGCAGCATACAAAGCAGCAGTGCCTATAGCACCTTTAGAGAGGTTCTCAAGCCCCATAGTAACTTGCTTAGTTCCCATGTCAGCTTCGCCCTTAACCATCTTAGTTAAGCCAGCAGCTATATCTACGCTGCCCGATAACGCACCAGTAGGCATGTGCTTATATGTCCACTCCATAGCATTAGCCATGAAGCGTGGGAAAGGAATAACTGTAGAACCAATAGGACCAAGCTCTTCAATAAACTTCACAGCATGGAACATTGGGCCTTTGGTAGGCATCTTACTGAACGTACCGCTGAGTGCTTCATTAACAGCGTTCTGTAACACATCAAAAGGTACTTGCTTATTTTGAGCAATTACATCATACATGTTAATACCAACACGGCTAAGTTGCTTCTCCACTGAGGAAGTAAACATAGCTTTACGGAAGAAAGCATCTTGAGCTACGTTTAATGTGTTAGCAAGACGAACAGGATAGGACAAGTCATTAGGACCAGCTTCTCCTGTTGTCTTCACCATCTTTCTATATAAAGCAGGTGTGCCATTCAACATGTATTCTGTTACATCAGCAGATAAGTCTTTTTGTCCTAGATAGAAAGCTGATCTAACAGCATCATCATAGACACCTTTAATACCACCAGTAAAACTACCAGTGACTTTCTCACCTGTAGCCAGTTCACCTGCTGTCTTACCAATACGATATAAAGCAGACTCTATTGTTTCAGCGGCTGTGCCAAAAGTAACAACAGCCATACCAGAGAAAGCATTACGAATAGTGGTGGATATTTGAGATACCATCAATCCTTTTAGCTCTCTATCCAGACGCATACCCAAGTCTCTTATACCTGATAAAGCTGAGGTAATGACATTCCTATTACCATACATCTTATTCAATTCTGCTGCAGCAGCAGGATCAATGTTCTTCAGTTTGTTTTGCAAACGAGCAACAACAGACAAGCTCTGCAATGAACGAGCAGCATCACCAACAGATGTTCTAAACATCTTAGCAAACTCATCAGGTGTTACATCAGCAGATGCCAGTGCTCTTTCAAACACAACATCATCAAATGTATCTACAGATTCAAGTGTACGCTTAATAGCATCAGACACTTTCTCTGTACCCTGAGGAGAAAACTCAGGAATCTGTTTCCATATGTCTTGAGCAATTAATGTTGCTTTCTTATTAAGATCATTCCTAACTTCCATTTGTGCTACAGATGTTGGTTTTCCTTGTTCATTAAGAAGTCTACGTCCTTCAAAGATATCGTAAGAATCTTCTAAAGCTTTTTCTGTGGGGTCTGTTGCTTTAACATTAACTGTTTGGTTTGTTGCTGTCTTAGTTTCAGTAGACACCAAAAGTTTATCTTTGTTAATAACGTCATCAAGTCTTAGTGGCTTAGCACTTCCTTTAAGGAAAGGGAGAACACCAATAACTTCACCAGCAGCATTCAATGTACCAGCCAAAACAACTTGACCTACATCAACACCTTCTTTAACTCTTTGTTCTAATGTTTGAATTCTTTCTTGAAGTGCTACTTGTCCTTCTGGTATAAGGGATTTTGGGTTTATTGCTTTTGCTTCATCTAATTGAGCTTGCATAACATTAAGATCTATCTTTTGTGTTTGTGCATTCTGTGTAGCACCGCCAGCAAAACCAACGGCAGGTACAGCAGCAGTCATACCAGAACCTTTAGCAGATAACAACGCAGCCTTTGTTCCTTTTTCTGCCACTAATTTTGATATTGGAGAAGCAACAAATTTACCAGCCCCCATCGTAAAAAGTGTGGTGGGATCTGAAACAACACTAGATATAAAATCTACTACAGGTCTAAAACCTTTTTGGCCTCTGTTCTGTGCGTCAAAAACACCAGCAGTGTTTTTAAATAATGCATAAGCTGCACCAGCTTTTAAAACATTCTCTGGTTTAGCATTGTTTAAATAACCAAGTTCACTATAGCTATCGATTGGATTGCCATCAACCATACGCATGTGCGTAGCAAAACGATTAATAAAGTCTTCTTTTGTTTCGCCCTTTAGAGGTGTTCCAGTTTCTTTACCAAATCTAGCTAAGGCGTAGTCTTGAATAACTTTGTAGTTGTTATCATCTTTCCACAAAGCATCGAAAGGAATCTTCTTTGCTTCTTCTTCTTTAATAGTTGCTGCTCTCTCCAACAACTTCGTAGCTCTCTGTCGAGGAGCAAGGAAAGCAGGTTTAGTTAAATCTTCTGCTGGCTTCTCTGCCATAGGAGCAGGAGCCTGAGCTGTTGTCGGTGCAACAAAGGAAGAGAACTCATCCTGTACAGGCGAAACAGAAGCCCCCGTAGGGGCTGAAGTAAACAGATCAAATTCGTTAGCCATTTATTGTTCCCAGCTAGTGCCGTTCCATTTTCTAGTACCACCAGTTGAAGATTTATATGTTTTTCCTGCAATTAATTTAGAAGTGTCTGGCTTACCATCGTCTGTGTAGGGTAATGGTAGCGCAGGTGTAGGTGTTGCCCTACCGCTTGCTGTAGATGCTGGCACTACAGGTGCAGTGGGAGCAGGGACAGGTGCTGCAGGGGTTGTAGTCGAAGCTGCAGCCGCAGCCTTCTGAGCATCAACATCTCCACTAGTTAATACATTACCACCTACCACAGGCTTACCATCTTTAAAACCAACACCAATAGATATCAAAGCATTCTTATGAAACTCAGACTTAGGAGCACCATTGCTAGTGAAGTCACTAACAATTTCATTCTTAGCTTTATTTAAAGCAGCTTGAAATTCTGTAGCACCAATTGACTTAGGTGTCAGACTAATTGTACCATCTGCGGATACAACAGGAATAAACTTACCGGGGATACTCTCTTCCATTCGCCTCATCAATGCCCCATTAGCAATACTAATCCAGTTGCTTTGTGTTGTTCTTTCTACTGTAACTGTAGGCAGAGCTTGGGCTAATCTCTTACGCTGTATCAATTTAGCTTCTGCAATTCTAGCATCAGCTTGCCCCTGTGGAGTACCCTTAGCTTGAGCCGTTTGTATATCTGTAATCAAACCACTTTGAATTGCAGCTTCAGACTTATTATCAAGACTCAGCTTCTCATTCAAGAGGACAACATTAGCAATGTTTCGATCAGCTTTTGCAATTGCTGCTGGATCACCAGACTCTTTAGCTTTAAGAAATTCAACCTGAAGTCTACTTTTCATTTTTTCAATTTCTTCAGGCTTAGTTAAAGCGGAAGGATCTACTCTACCCATGTTAGAAACAAAGGAAGAGGAGGGCTTATATGTAGCCATCAAGTCTTCTAAGGATACACCAAGCTTAGCTGCTGTTTGTTTAGCAACAAGTAAATTCTTTCTAGCTGTTCTCTTTTCCAAGAAAGAAGCATCTGCAGGAGCGTTAAAGAAAGATTCAGCACTATCACCCGCTTCTTTTTGTAAGCGATAGACACTGTCAAAGTGTTTGTTAATGTCAATGGTTGGATCAACATTCTCAACTTGCCTAATGAAACCTTTATTTGTTTTCTTAAACCATTCTGGATCATCATCCAATTTCTTAAGAATACTCTCAGCTAGTTTTGGTTTAGTAGCAATGTTGATTAGCTGGCTATTGTCCAAAGGACCATCAGCAAATTCAAGACCCCTAAGAGAATTAACAACCTTAGTTGCTGCTGCTCTTTCGGTTTCTAGTTCTTTTTTCTTTTCGAGTCTAGTGGTATAAGAAGCTTTAAGTTTCTCTTGAATAGTAGCAGCATTAACTTCATCTTCTTGTGTAGTTTTTTCAGTAAACCCTTGAAGAGCACCTGTTAAAAGTGGAATTAAAAAAGAAGCCATTACATATTTCCTTTAGACATCAAGCCTTTACTAACAGGGACAAGAGATTGAATAGCTTCTTCAGTTTTATCTTCTGAGCTATTAACAATTTTCTCTACTATGCTCCTATTAAGAACTTTACCTTTAACTATATCTTCAGGAGTTATATAGTATTTAATATCATTCAGTTCAGCTAAAGTAATAAATAGTTCTACAATGATAGGCAGCACTAAGAACCCAACATCAATAGTATGAATACCTTTCATCATATTGAATGTAATAACTCCATCGGCTAATACTTGTAAAGGAGTACCGGCTTCAATAGCATCAAGAGCTTTATCAATAGCTTCTTGATCTTCCGTAAGTTTATCAATATAAAAATCAGCCACCTGTTGAATTGTTACAAGTTGTGGTGGTTGTTCCCAAGGTGAATTACCCGGTTCTGTTGTCAAAGACATCCCGGGAATAGGGGCTTCTAAAAATTCTTCAGGATTTATCATTTAGAAGTTCCTTCTTTTGCTTACGAATAATCTCAACATACCTAGCTACTTGTTGTTCAGCGGTCATCTTTCCTGCTGGTGCTTCTTCCTTCTTTGCCGGACGCTGCACAATACCTTTTGACACTGGGTCAATTTTAGGTGTTGACATAGTCTTATCCACAATGCTATTAATCTTGCTGTAATACTTTTTAAAATTCTTCATAATTATTTCTTCTCCAGATCATTTAATCGTGTAGAAAGTAGATCAACCTTAGTGATGAGTTCATTAACTGCAGCCACTAACAGTCCGTTAACTGCTGCATAGTCCACCATATCAAAGCCAACATTAAAGGGGGCTGGTTTAACAGCATCTGGCAACACCTTCTTAACTTGTCCTGCCAATACACCCATTGTAGTGATTGTACTGCTGTAACCAAAAGGTTCAGCCTCTACTTTGTAGTTGTAAGAGTATCCACCAATCTCTTTAATCTTATCTAAAGCATTTGTAATAGGGCCATGTATATTTTTCATGCGCTCATCAGACAGTTTGAATATTGCAGCAGCCGCTGTAGTTAAAAAACTATTTTTTGTTTTAGCATTTTCTGTTTTTGCACCAGCAGAAGCATTTACTGTAGCAACTGATATCTTGTTAGCCCTCTCCAAATCATTCTGTCCAGCTTGCCAAGCAAATGAAACATTGTCTCTATAAAGCTGTGTCTCATTGTTATACTCAGCCAGTGTCATGTTCTGTGACAACTGAGCATTCAATGTGTTAGCTGCATTTGTTGCTGCTGTGTTAGCTGTAGCAATTTCTCTCTGCCACTGAGCATTAGACTGATCAATAACCAATCGTTGTGTAGCATTGAAAGTATCACGTTGGTTCTGCACCTCAGCATTAAACTTAGATATTGCATTCTCTTGATCAGTGTTAAACTGAGCAATAGCATTCTTCTGAGTGGCATTGAATTGTGTAACCTGCGTAGACAATGTATTGTTAAACTGATCTACCTGTGTTGTGCTTGCAGCATTAAACTGCAGAGAAGCATTCATAGAAGCAGAATCAGATAACAAAGAATTTGTCATCTGCTGTGTCTTGAATAATATTGTTTGTTGCTGATTGCTCAAGTTAGACAAGTCCATCTGCAAGAAGGCTTGAGCATTAACAACAGCAGCTTGCTGTTTGTTGTTTAGATTAGCAACCTCAAGATTTGCTACCTGTGCAGCATAGGCCATGATAGCGGCTTGTTGATTGCTAAGGTTGGCAAGATCAACTGTCTGTGCCATCTTAGAATTCTCTAAAGCAATTTGTTGTGTTGCTGTAAAGTTGAGGTTGGCAATGTCAGAAACCTTGGCAGCATTAGCAACTTTTGCTTGGAAGGTTTGATCAAACTCTTGCCCCAAGAAAGCAGCCCGTTGCTGAGCAGCAAGCACAGCAGTTTGTTGTTTATTAGATAGGTTCTGTAGTCCCATCTGTTGGAAGATGGCTGCATCAGCAGTGGCAATAGGCAGAGCTTTCTCAAGGGTAGCTTGAATTATAGCTTGACCAGCCAAGCTAGAAGCACCAAGACCTCTAGTTGCCATAACAGCAGTGGCTTCTCTAAGAGCACCAGCAGCCCACGAAGGGGGGTTCTTAGCATCAAAGTTGGCAGTGAGCTTAGCAAGCTGTCCTTGAACAGTCATGTCTTCTGTCACTGTCCCCTGAGCAGCAGCAGCTTCTGTAGCCTTAGCAGTTGCTTCAGCCCTAGCAGCATCAACAGCAGCAGATACTTGTTCGCCTTCTTGTAATGTTCTAGTAGGAGCACCCTCAACAGTTCTTGCTTGATCAATGGTTGCAGCAGTTAGTCCAGCCAGTGCTGTGTCTGTAGGAACCATTGTCTGTGCAGTCACTTTGCTAGACTCACCTACAGTGCCAACAGCAGGAGTAACACCACTTAATAGTGTGGCTACATCTTCAGCAGTTTGCTGTGCTTGATATGTAGAAGCTTTAGCAGCAGTGGGGGCAGCAGCAGTGGAGGCTGTAATGGCAGCAGCTCCCTTGGCTGTGTTAGCATTATCATCTGCTCTGTTAGCAGTATCTACGTTTTGATTTTGATTGGTAGTGACCTGTGCTGCTGTCACTTGAGCAGCATCTCCTACTGTAGGCTTACCAGACGCATCAAGAGTAACTCCAGTAGCTTTTGTAACACTTCCTGTAACTACTTTATTTTTATTAGCCAGATAATCTAGAACATATTCTGTGTGCCTATCAGTAGGTCTTTCTGCTATGTAATCTGATACAGCATTTGTAAATCTTTGCTCGAATTTCTCAGGAGTAACTACTCCTGTTTTTAAATCATTAACCCAACCTTTAAATCCTTCAGGATCAATGTTGTTAGATCCCTGACCAATACCAGTCTTACCAATAGCAGCATAGTTATCTCTAACAATCTGTTCGTAGTCTGGTGTTGTGCCACCAGCTACAAACTTCATACCAGTAACAGCCCCGCCCTTAGCCATACGCTCAACGAACTTACCAGAGATGGCAGCATACTTAGCCTCCAATGCAGGAGAAGATGAGATAAACTCATCAAAGCCTTGCATAGGACCATCGTATCCTAGCTTCCTAGCTACGACTTCCTTTTGTTGTGCTGTAAAATCTTTCATATGTTTCTTGGTTTCTCTATTGCTTCAGTTAAATAGGCAAGCATATCTCTGTTATCTCTTAAGAGTGCTAACACTCCTACAGCTAAACAATACACCTGTCTCTCTGACAGTTTTAATTGGAAGCAGTCGTCTATAGCGTGTATACATTCATGTAACAATGTATCTGCCTCCGCTAAGGGGTGCTGACCAGACTTTATTTTAATTGCATAATCGTCATAGTTGTACTCTCCCAGTTGTTCTGGGAACACATCTACAACTCTAATCGGCACTTCTCTGCCAATAATACTTAGAGAAGCTGGTAACATTATATACCTTTAAGCCTTGTCATACCACAAATAGATGGTCTAGTCAACCACCTAATACATGTAAGGCATGTTCAATATGCTTCTTACGATCTTCAAGTCCGATAGTACCACCATTGATACGCTTTGTCATAGTGAGGATGTCCCCGCTATCAGCATACTGGTTGAGCCTGTGAGTCTGCCAGAACCATCCGGCAGTCTGGGCAGCATACATAGGTGTACGCACCAGCTCAGGCTGCATAATGAAGTCAACACCCAGTGCCTGTCCCGCATGGTAGAAATTATTCATGCCAGTTAGCTGTAAAAATCCGGAGCCACGGAACCTGAACCCATCCCCTGATGCCTCATCCCTGTTGCCCATACGATTGCCATAGATTCTATTGGCTATCTTCTGTGGCTGCTTCTCATAGGCAGCAGCACTCTCAGGTGTAAATCCCCAGACTCGCTTAGGAGTTTGAGGAAACAACTTAAGCAAGGTGGGAGCACGATAGTTCAAGTTCTCTTCCATGATGCGGAAGTTCCCACACTCATGCCCACATTGACCAATCCATGAAGCCTGTTGTGCTGGTGTAGTGATACCAAACCTCTCAAAGGTTTCATTAAAAGGATCTACTAAAGCAGTATCAATCTTAAGTTGTCTTAGTTGTTCAGCGTTTACCATTAACCAACTCCCTCATTTCGTTGTAGGCTGCGACACAGGCTGTGTGCTTGACGATGGCTTTGTCTCCTTCGGCAACGATGTCGATAAGAGTGTTAATAGTCTGTCGCTCAAGTTCGGCTGCATCAGCTCCGCTATCTCCTGTGGGAGTGGAGGCACTTGTGCTGGTTTGTACACAACTGGTGGTGGGGAGGCGCAACCTGCCAGTGTTAGCAAGCTCACGCATAGCAGACTGTTTGTTAGATATTTCATTCTTTGCCTTTCTTAATGCTGTTTCTTTATCAGCAAGTTTAGAAGTCATGTTCTTTTCTAGTTCACGGGCTTCTTCATTCTTCTTAGCTATCTCTATCTGCATCTCTTCGTCACGCTCAAGCCAGCCATAGTGATGACCAACTTGATATGTGCCAAACAGTGCAATGGTTGCACTAATAAGTATCCAAGGAAGTGGTATAGGAAACATCAATCCACCTCTTTTCTAGCTGCTGCTATTTCCTCACGCTCATCATCAGGTTCTAAATGTTCTGGTGGCGTGTCTGGTGGTGGACCGGGAGTCCAACTTTCGTCCAGCTCTGGGTTCTTCCACACAGGCATAGCACCAAAGGGCTGGCTAGGAAGGCCATAGGCAGACTGTGGTGGGACATAGCTACCCCCATAGCCACCACCCCCATAACCACCGCCACAAGGCTGCATAGGAGGCTGAGGAGGTCTAAACGCATTCTGTGCTGAGTTAACTGCCCTCTTACCTACAATGCCACCAATACCACCTACAATAAGTAATACTATATCATTAAGCATCTTAGTATAGGCTTGGTCAATCGGAGCCATACTCTTAATAGGCTGTGTCACAAAGGTCACAGAATAGAGCAGGGCAAAGACAATACCAAACAGGATGACTGTAATAGCCACCACTACAAATCCCCACACCCTAACCTCAAACTCTTCAGTTGTTAGCTTTGGTTTGGGCTGGCTTGGTGTCATCATTTTTGTTAGCAGTTCTATCAATTTGTTTCTCCAATATAGGTGCAACTAAATACTCAGGGCATGTCTGTGTGAATTGACATCTTGGTTTCTGACACTGCTCAGCATGAAAGTTTTCAGGGTTTTGACAGAAGTATCTGTACCTATCCTCACAACCAGTGAGCAGCAATAACAATAATAAATATTTCATTTACCTAGTCCAACTTTTCCAAGTAAGAGATTAACAATTTTGTCAGACAAGTCATCAGGCAAAAACTTCAAGAAGCCCAAGAAATACAAAGCCACACATCCATAGATGAATATCTTCAGAGCCAAGTCAAATGTCTTTTGATATTCATTCATCTTCCACCACATCTATTAGTAGTCTGACAAAAACTCATCAATTCATTTACACCAACAAACACTAAGAACAAAACAAAAAACACAGCACCAATTGCTATGGCTAGTTCATTCATCTCTTGTTCTTTTTGTTTAGCCTTCTTCTCTGCTGCTTTTAAAGCACTTAATTCTTTGGCATCTGCCAAGTCCATCTCAGCTTGTCTTGCCTTAATCTTGTTCCAGACATCTATCTTTCCTGTCTGCATGAACAACATCTTTAGTTCTTCTTCAAATGCTCTAGCCTGTTCTAGAGCCATCTCAATCTGTAAAGCAGTTCCCATGTTGGAACCTTTACCAGACTGCTTTGCTTGAAGCATAGCCTTTGTAGCTACACTCCGAGCATCAAACATCTTGCCGATCATAGGAGCAAGAGAGCCTAAGTCATTGGCTACCTTGCTGGCCTTCTTGACCATGCTGATGGCACTTTGTATGCCAGCCAGTGCGGTGATAGGATCAATCATCGCTCAACCTTTTTCCATTCAAGGCATACAACTTTTCTGTTATATACATCTCCAGTCCATGTCCATCGGACACATTTATATTTCTCCTCTTTGGACCCGATAGGGAAAGATATTAATAATAAAAGTATTACTGATGCAACTTGTTTTCTATAGCCAGCCATATAGCCCCACAGAAAGCACCAATAATTAAGATGGGCTTCACTGCTCTAGCAAGCCATTCAAGCACAACAAATGCACCAGAGGCTGCATTGAAAGCAGCGACAACAGCTTGTGTGTTCTTATCTAACTGGTCTACCTTAGCTTCAACAGCACATAGACGCTCATAGATTTGAGTGTGAGTTACTTCATCTGTCATGATTTTTTCTTCGCTCATGGTGCGTCAGGCCAAGTGATAGTTGCTCTTGCATCGGAAACAGTCGATGGAAAGTCTCTCAATGTCTGGCGGTATGTTGCCCACTCAGCTTTCTTAGGAATGGTGCAATCAACAATCTGAGTCCAATCACAAGCAAGCAACAAAGCATTGCGTGTAGCTCTCAGTTGTGCCATTGCAGAGTCTTTAGCTGCTTGGATTTCTTCAGCACTCATATCAGCCACTTGAACAACAGAAACAAATGCACCATCGTCATAGGCAGAGCATGAAACCAACTTCTGAGTCAGACTGTCATGTGCTTTAAAGGCATTGACTTTCTTGGCATTGTTGGCAGATAAGAATTCATCACTTGGGCCGTTAGCGTTAAATGATGTATTGCTAAACAGTTCACGATAATCGCCTACTGTTATGGGGCTAGTTAAGATTGCAATTTGCATGGTAGTTCCTTAGTATGGGCCTGTATCTGAGAGTGCTGATGTTGG